TATCATCCTATTCCGGATAAGTGCCCGGACGCCGAACTTCACTGCTTCGAGTGTCTTAAAAGCATTGCTCCAATGCCCCACAAAATAGGTCAAAGCAGCACCCAGCAGAAAGGTTACAATGTTTGCTCCGATTTCCTGAATCATTTTATGCCTCCGGCCAGTGGATCCCCTCGACTTCCTCGTTAGTGGTAGCAGCCATAACGTCTGCCTTCAGGTCACGATAGATAATATGCAGCTGGTTGGAACGAACCGCAGCTGCCGCGATCACACCGCGCAGGTCGGCAGCCGTAACACTGACCACAGTGTTGTCAGCAGTCGTCCAGCCAATAGATCCGCCGGTAATATCCAGCGCATAAATGGCAGCGGTGATCCGTTCATATGACTTCTGATCAAAATCAAAATTCGCGTCATTATAGGGAACCGGTTCCAGTTCCTTGGCGTCTCGGATCCCTTTAAGCTCGGATATCTTTGCGGCCTGCACATCGGCCAGAGGCGGGATGTAAGGCGGCTCCGGAATAAAACGCCCGTTGACGTAAATTTTGCCTTGGGCAAATTCATTGAAATATTCTTCTCCTTCTCCTACTAACTGAGTATCGTCTGGATATTCAGCGTTGGCCTTGGCCTGTAAATCTTCTAAAGTTTTACCGTGAATCCCCTTTAAGAAGGTTGCTTTTCTTTTACCACTGTCGTCTAAAATAAATAAGTAAGTTTTTTCCATAATTTTCATCCTTTCTGTATTTGGAGGTATTAAAATGAGAAAACCAAACGGCTTTGGTAGCATTAAGAAATTATCCGGGAACCGGAGACGACCTTATGTGTACGTGATCACCCGCCCGGATGGGAGACGTGAACCGGTAGAATACTTTGTGACGCAGGCCGAGGCGGAAATCTACCAGATGGACTATGTAAAAGAACATTATCACCGCTCCCTTCCCGGCCATAAAGTGACCTTCGCTGAACTGTTTTTCCGTTGGCTGCCGGTACACGTTGCAGATATCGAACCGGCGCAGAGCACCATCGATAATTACCATAACAGCTTCCGGCACTGTGCTGTCCTGCAGGAGATGCCTGTGGCCAGCCTAAAGTTTAAAGATTTTCAGCAGGTCATCGACCGTATGAAAAAGGAACGTCTCTCTTTTTCTTCATTAAAGAAAGTACGTTCCATGATTTCTTTGGTGTTAAGTTTTGGGATCCAATACGAGATCGTGACGGTAAACTATGCTCCTCTGCTGAAGCTGGGGAAGAACAAACCGGTAAAGCCCCATCATCCGTTTACCCGGCAGGCCATCAACCGGATATGGCAGCACGCGGATCTGCCCGGTGCCGATGCCATCCTGATACTGCTCTACACCGGTATGCGCTGCGGGGAGATGCTGGCGCTGGCCAAAAAGGACGTCAATCTCCGGACAAAAGTGCTCCGGATCACGAAAAGCAAAACTGCTTCGGGTCTGCGCACCATTCCCATACACAACAAGATCCTTCCCTTTGTGCTGGCCCGGATGCGGCATCCAGGTAAGACACTGATCGCCGACGATGACGGTCGCCCCTACTCCTATGCCCGGTTCTGCAGCCTGTGGGACAAGGTCATGACAGCCTGCAATATCCGCCATCACACTACTCACGACTGCAGGCATACCGTCGCCACGCTGCTGGACAATGCAGGAGCGAATGAGGCAGCGAAGAAAAGAATCCTCGGTCATGCCGGATCCGGTGTGACGGAAGCGGTTTACACGCACAAGAATTTGCTGCAGCTCCGGAAGACGATCCAGCTCCTAAAGTGATACCTTTGCGTTACCCTTCCGGGAGTTATGGCTCTTATAATTTAGAAGCCTTACCGATGCCACGAGTTACCTGTGATACCCGTAAAAGTCCTAAATTTTGTAGTATTTTCAACATTAAATTCCGGGTCTGTTTTGCCGTTCAGCATGACTGCTGCGTTTTCTGTTTTGGTGATTTTTTATAAAACGGTTGTCATATTCGTCCCGATCGGCGTCAGTATGATATGCTGCCCAGGGGGGAATTGTAACAAAGTCATTCTACTACGCTGACTATTTTACTTTCCCTGTTTCTTTCTCAAACACCAATTATCACGCCATTGCTTTTTTTGCGCACCAATCTGAAGCTGGTCGGTATGATCCTGCATCATATTTAAACGACTACCAAGTAAACAAAGTAAATTGTGGCTGTTCAGGATGGGCAGGCAATAAAACAGTCAAATGTATAGCATGGGGTTGGTGACCGACCAGGGGGGAAAGGTCGTTATAATAAACAGAACAGAATTTTCTACGGTAACTTATCCTATAGCATTTCCCCATGCAGCTGATGCGCATATCATGACATTATCCCAGGCAAGCAGGATATGGTTAACAACCTATCTTGATGCCGGCGAAGACAAAAAAGCCGCATTTTATCCACTCCCCATTGACGCAAACGGATATGTTAGTACAGAAGTTAAGTTCTCATACATAGCCGCTGGTCATTAAGCCAGGGGGGATATGGTACCCACGATTCTACTTCTGACTTAGATATTATCTTATCTATTACAGCAACAAATATCATTGCCACTTTTATAACGCCGGCAGCAGGTTATGCAGCAATTACAACTATTCCTGATTTTAACACTATAAGAGTTCATTTTTCAGAGAGGCCTGGTAGATACTATTGGTCTGCAATAACCCATTAAACGTCCAGGGGGGAAGAGCAACTTATTCGAATGCTCCTACGACAGGGTCGGAAATTTCCATGGGAATATCTTTTTCGTCAACGACCTCCTATGCCGTATTTGCAATGCAAGGATTCTCTAACACAGACATTGTTTTTACCGCCACAAACGTAGTATCTACATCCAAGTTTGGCATAATGCAAGTTTGGAAAAATAACAATACGCAAGTAGCGGCAAACAGTATTCTTTATGCGGCGATCGGTTATTAAACCGAGCCAGGGGGGATTTGTCGAGACTTCAGCTTTTTCTGCTAACGTAGCAACTGTAACACTTCCCATATCGTATAAAGATAATAGCTTTAGGAAAATTGCTACGGCTTCAGGTGGTGGTTCTGTTGCAACCATTTATAACTCTTATGGTAGTATGAGGATTGTCTCAAGCTCAGCCCAATATGGCGCAGAGTGGATAACTCTCGGGACATAGCCAGGGGGGAAGAGAGTCAAAGAATATGACCACGGCTGCTTGGAGACAAAACACATCATTGCCAATTAGTTTTGCCAGTACCTTTGCAGTTACGGCGATTGATGCTTCAGATTACCAAAGTTCATCAGTACACCCGTTTAAAGCTATTCCGCCCGGTCTTAGTACATTCTATGTAATATTAAGTGCTAATGTTTCCCTTGATTTTGAGTGGATAGCTATTGGAAAGTGACCCAGGGGCTTAATAGCCGAAAACGACCGCATAAACACTCTGCACCCAAGCTTCAGTACTATCAGTATAAACGTTGGTACTTGTTTTTGTAGGTGTACTAACAGTAGAAAACTTTACAGAACCGCCACAATACACCGTTACTGAAGTTAAAGCGGCATTTGTAAAACTAATAGGATGTTGCCAATTGATCATCCGAGAATTTTCAGGAATATAAACTACTCCCCCCTGGCTTACTTGCCAATGACAAGAAGCAATGTGGAGGGATTAGCCACCCGATAAAAATTGACTGCCGTCTTGGTTCCCATTATTTTTATCCATTGGTCGGCATAAGTGGTTGCTGCCGTTGAATTTGCAGATGCGGAAAGCCATGTTAGCGACCACGATGTTAATTCTACCGGGAATGTAAATGTTTGATCACCGGCATTGCCGCCAACTGTTCCCCCCTGGATAATTAGCCCGCCCAGCAAAGAGCCGAAGCAAATATACCAAGCAGAACTATTTGTGAAGTTGTACTGTACCCCGGAGGCTGTCAGCGCCCAGGACAGCATCCGGTAGAACAGGCTGCTGGTGTTCAGGCTGCTGATGCTCGCTGCCGTGCTGGCCGCCAGTTTTGTTACCAGTTTGGCAAAAAACACGTTTTCAACCCAGGCCGTGGAAGCTGCCTTCGTGCTGTTCTCACTGTCGCCGGCGGTCGGGACATTGGCCGCCGTTTCAACCGTAATGTTTTTAAAGAAACCGTTTAGCCAGCGTTTTGCGCTGGTACCGATCCCGCCTTCACCATTAGCACGCGGTACAATATTTTTCGTTGCCATAATTATTCCTCCTATACCGGCATGATATCGCCGTTACTGTCTGTATCCCACCTGAGAGATGCCACCGGGGTTGCTACCGGCATCAGGTCGCTGTTTGAGTCATATTCAAAAGCGTCCGTGGCCCTGTTCAGATATTCCAGGTTGTTCATTACATAATCGATCCAGCCGTCGTTCGTGGCGTTGGCCAGAGGTGTGTTCTTGCCATAGGCACCCTGCTGAACAATAGTGTCGCTGCTGTTCCGGAGCTCGGCCTGTTGAAATGTTGTTAGATTCATACTCCGCCTCCTTAAAAATTAGTTACATCTAAAAGCATATAATCACACATTGTCTCATAATATCTGTCTATTTCTGTACCGCTTGGGGTAGGTGAAGCTGAATACATTACTTCTGTATAGTTTTGTGGCTGATTAAGTCCAAAAGCCATATAACAATACTCTGCCCACGCAGTACTGTAACCATACTGGTTTTTTGTAAATAACTCTGCACCCCAAAAACTTGTAATCGCAACGTCACGGTTGGACGGGTAGCTATATGCCTGATTGCCATAATAAAGCACCCTCATACTTTTATCGCCAGAGTAATATGTTGGTTTACTGTTTGCATCATATACAACCAGCCCTGCATCATGAGCACTAACACGTATATCTGCAAAACCAAACGCATATATAGTAACTTCATTATCGTCTGCATATCCTGTCATGTCAGCATAAAATGCTTTTCTGACATTGCCAAAATATACCTCATTAGCTGGTATATAATTGCTTCTGCCATCCCAATAGATAACAAAAACCTTTTTGTTTTTGTTGGAACTCCCAAATGCATAACATATTTCATCACTTTGAACTTGATGACGATATAATCCTGTGGCATATGCGGTAAGATTTGATAATGTGTATTTTCTTAACAAATGCAGATTCTTATAATTTTCATCAATCTGCAAAGCACCGTTAGAAGTGAACACCTGCAATCCTGCGGTCATTTTCAATACACTCCGTAATAACAATACATTCTTTGATTATATTTCGCAGCCGACGCCGGAAATGTCCACGATATACCAGTACTTGTTTTTTGGAACACGGGACGCTGTACCGCATATAGAACGCCGCTTACCGCATCACCACCAGGATCATAATTGCTTGGCATCTCGGCCCTATAAGGGAATATCCATATGTCCCCCACCTGTACATTACTATCTGTAATACTTCCGGCAGTAAAACCTGTATCGAGGGTTCCAAGAACCTTACAAAGTCTATTTGTAATGTCTATTTTCAGGTTTCCGTTTTCATCAAACACTTGTAAGCCTTGTGGCATGACTTCCTCCTGCTTTTTTGTTTGATTGTTATTTCGCCTTTTTTGTAAATAGAACAACAAAAGCGCTATACCAATACAGACTAAAACTGTTACCATACGCCCATCCTCACCCGTAAGACATCATTAGCGTCATACACCTCGATCAGCTGGTTTGTGATCTTGAGCCTGGCAGTCCCGCTGCCGCCCACCATCAGTGTCCCTATGTTCGCCCAGTTTGCGGACAAGAAATCCGTGGCCAGTTTATCCGCTGCTATGGAACGCGCCTGCAGGGCATTAATAATAGCGCTGGCACCAGCTGCTACTACTGCGGTATCTCCGTCAATGCTTATTAAAGAGCCTTTAATATAAAAGCCTATATGATCCTGCTGGAAATAGCTTGTCACATCGCCCATGGAGACTTTGCTTGCAACGCCTGTTGACAATGCTGTAATTGCCGTGTAGCTCGTTTGTGATGGGTCTGATTTGTTCAGGTTGGCAACTACTGCGGATATATTATCCGCGTTCTGGGTGATGGCGCTGCCCTGGGTGACGATATCTCCCTCAACAGTATCTACCCTTGCTACCACAGAAGAAACATCGTCCGCCAGTGCTTCCGTATCCAGTATGTTTTGCAGGGCTGCATCCACTGAGTTCTTCAGCGCGTTGTTCAGCTTCTCATAGGAAACTGCCTGCGCATCCAGCAACGCCTGGTCAACCAGTATCTTAACCGTTACAGAAGCCGGGTCGCTTTCCGGGCCCAGGCCAAACAGGTCGGTATATGCAATGGTTACTACATATATCCCTGCCCCGCAAGTATGGGTATATGTATTATTTACAGTGTCGACAGTGACAAGTTCCGCCCCGTCAATATAGATACGCATGCCATTGCACCCAGTCGGAATCTCTCCTGCCTTCACAGAAAAGCCGCCAAGTTTGGCCGTCAGAACCGGGGCTGCCGGTTTCGGCGGTACCGGTTTATTGTAATCCAATATTGCCGGTGTTGAATATTTCCCGCTGGCGGAATAAGCATACAGGTACAGCCTGCCGGTTCTGGACATCAGTGTCAGCGCCGTGGTCAGCCCGGTCACCCTGGCCAACAGGTTCACGCTTTCTACTCCCGGATTTGCGTCCAGCCGGATCTCGTAGAACGCAATATCTGTATTGGCGACTTCCTTCCACGATACCACACTGGCCTCTTCAAATGTTATGCCAAAGCCGTCCGGAGTGTTCGGTGTTTCCGTTTTCAATGCTACCTGGATCGTCGTATAGGGCGCTGCATCCGGGGACGTTTCCACGCCCCAGATGTCCACCGTTGTTACGGCAATCTTATAAGTGTCGCCTACCACCGCCTGCGGGATGGTGACCGTATCCTGCCCGCTGCCTCCGAAGATCCAATCGCCCTGAAAGCCAAGCTGGCTGACAGGTACGTTCTGTAATTCAGAGTTAAGGTACTTGACCTGCCCTCCGGATGTCTTGTACCACACCCGGCCTTCCAGATAACTCTGCAAGTTTGGCGGCGTCCATTCCACCACGATATCATAACGGTGAACGCCGTCACGCAGGTGCCGGTACCGGTTCCTTGCCGTCAGGTTCTGAACGCCCGGGATGTAATACGCCTGCAGCGTGTACTGGTACGCCGTCACATCGGCCAGGGACTGTTCCATGGCGCCGAAGGTGTTGAAGCTGCAGAACTTAAAATACAACGTCTTGCCAATGTCTTCCTTGCTGAACGGGGCACGCAGCAGAGCCTCATCGCAGCGCACCACGATAGCACCGGAACTGTGCGCTGCCGGCGTTGTGTTGTATTGGCCACGTACTAATCCGGACAGCTGGTAATGACCGTTCTGTAACAGCGTCGCCGTCTGGTAGCTCAGGCACTCCCCGTCTATCCACAGCAATGTGTTGGCGCGTTCCGCGTCCTGCTGGCTGCCGGAGAGCATCGTCCCATTGATGGCCACTTCCAGGCTGGTCGCATTGGCGGAAATGCTCGCTGCCAACGGGCCGAACCTTGCGTTATTGGCGATCTGGCCCAGCGTCCGGTAGTAGTCGTTGTCATCCGACACATAGACGGTACACCCGCCCCAGCTGCTGCTGTCTACGCCTTTGGCCGCAATCCAAACCTCCAGGCCGTCCGTCGTCAGGTCTGCAGGCGGCTGGAAAATCGCCGGCGCTGCCGTGTTGCCCGGCGGCACATTGAAATCGATGTCCGGCCTGTCCAGCTCGTGGACGTCATATTCCGCAGCGCCATAGTCCGCCGAAAACCAGCTGATAGCTGTTACGGCCAATACGCCGGGAGCGTCTTCCACAATTTCCTTGATAAGCACGACCTGATTTTCGATGCCGGACGCCTCGTCGGTTATCCGTACTTTGTCGCCCGGTTCCAACAGGCAGAAGGCCCAGTCCAGTTTGAACTGGTACTGGTTTTTCCCCACTTTGCTGCGGCGTGCCATAGATTCCGCCACCTTCACCGCACGTTCCTTGGTATAGATATACCCGGCCTGCACCGTGGGCGCCTGCTTCACGCCGTTCTCCGCGATATCTGCGGTATCCTCATAGGTGACCGTCTCTTTTTCGTAGTTGTTATCCCGGTTGTTAAATTCTACGCTGAACCGGTTGTACTGTTCGCTGGAGTCCTTCCGGCTCCAGGTGATGCAGCTCCCGTTCTGCGGGATGAAATCATCCGGCGTCAGGTCATATTTAAT